ATCATATTCGCCACGTCCTCCGGGTATATGGTTCTCTTGTTGTACATGTATCCGTTCCATAGCTTGGCTATGTTCTCATGGTTCTTGTACATATTACCGTGGGTGTCACTTCGGTCTCCCGTTACCAACGCAACGGCCTTCTCAAGTAGTTCCTTAGCTTGCACTTTTTTCTCCTCAGATGGCCCATCCGCGTTGCGGGTCGTCGGGCATTTTCAAAACCAGATTTTCCTTGGCCCTTGTGACGCCCACGTATAAAACACGGTAAGCGTCGTCGGGATTTCTCTCCATCTCTGTCAGGGCCTTTGTGCTCAGGTCGAGGAAGAGTAAGACATTATCTGCCTCCCCGCCCTTCGCGCCGTGAATCGTGGACAGTTTTATTCTGGGCCTCTCGAATATGTTCACTCCTCGGTTAAGTAACGCCGTGGCGTAGGCTCTGTCCTCGTCGGGAATCCTGTCCAAAACAATTTCCCACGCGGGGTTTTGGGTCTCCAGTCCAAAGTGTGTGCAAAGAACGGACAGTGAAAACAGGTCCCGCTCGTCGGCTCCCGTTAACATTTTTTTCGCGCCACGCCTAAGTCCCTTGCCGCTGGAAATGTGGTTAAATATGTTGACCGCCTCCTTGTGCGACACGTCGTGGCTGGGGCTGGAGCACAGGTGGTTCCATGAGCCGATGGCATTCCTAACATTTTTGGTAAGCGACGCAGAGCCCCGCCGTTCAAAGTATTGACCGTTGGACAGCAACGATTCGGACAGGTCGTCCAGCATGTAATTAGCCTGTGCCATCACCAACCAAGTCCCGTCGGAGAAGTCCACTGTGTCGGGATCGTATATTTTTGTTACGGAGCCCTCGTCCCTCCTCGGGAGCCAGCTTTTTTTCTGTCTTTTCCTGATGCGGCTGACAACGGAACCCGCAACCTTGTGGACGGACCTTGGGATGCGGTAGGACTGGGAGAGAATTTCAGAGCCGCCCGTTAGTGACACAAACCTGTCTGTGTCCGCTCCCGCCCAACGATAGATGCCCTGATCGTCATCTCCCGCGATAAACATCCGGTCACTCCGGTTGCTTAGATGTTCGGCAACTCGCCACTGCAATGGCGTCAGGTCTTGTGCCTCGTCAAGAAAGACCACTTTAAGAATAGGGATACTTCCCGGACGCTCGGAAAGTTCAACCATCATGTCAGTAAAGTCTTTTAAGCCATTGATTTCTTTGAACTTATTGTATTCCTTGAACAAGTGCTCAAACTCGTAAAAGGGTATCTGTAACTCCGCTGTGTTGTACGCGTGTCGCGTTCCGAGTAATGAATTTCTGGCGAGATCCACGGCTCTCATTATAGGATTGTTGCTTTGAACGACAACAAAGCCGTCCTCGGCGGCATGTTCTGATCCGCCGGAAGATAAGTTAATTCCGGTGTGCTCCCCAAATTTCCGCAGAGCTTGATCGTTAACAACCTGTGCGCCGGTCATCCCCAGCATTTGGAAGGCCAGACTGTGAAGGGTGCGAAAGTACGTGAAGTCTTTTTCCGGGTCCAAGTTAAAGCGGGCCACGGCGCGGTCCCGTGCTTCATGCGCGGCTTTGCGTGTAAAAGCGAAATATCCAATGTCGTTCGGGTTCATTCCCCCCGAGAGAAGGCTATCAACTTGGTTGAGCAGGGTTGTTGTTTTCCCTGTACCAGGAGGGCCAAAGTATCTAAACATCTTTCAACATGACCTCAATCTCGTAGCCAAGGCTGTCTAAGATCAACTCGACTTTGTATATAGAAAGTTGCCTCATGCTCCCAACATTCTCGTATTCGGCAATCGTCCTCTGAGGCATCCCCGCCCTTGTTGCTAGGCTCCTCTGAGAGATTCCAGCCTCCTCCCTGAGATCACGCAAGAGACGGCTCCAGTTCATTAAGGGCTTCCCTAAAATGGTACGTCCTCCTCCTCAAACCGTGACCCGAAGTCGTCTTCAACTTTTGCAAATGCGGGAATAGACCAGCAGCGAACGGTTCTCCCCTTGATCCGGAATTGCTCTGCCCTCCCGTCCATTTCGCGGAGCCGTTGGGCAATCTTGTTGGAGCGGTAATCAAAAAACTTGCTTCGTTTGAGGAAGGCTTCAAAGTCCTTCAGTCGGAAATAGGTCCGCCCCTCCGTTTCATTCGTCCACGGCCTCCTCAACAAAATTTCCTCCTTGTCCATAGCCGACTGCATGTGCGTTGAAAATTCTTCCAACAAGTCATAAAACTGTCCGCGAAGGCTTGTGTCCTCTGACGTGCTGATAACCGCCCCTTCCGTGTCAAGCATTGTTGACAAAAGGGAATTAATTAAAGTCTCCCAGACGGGCTTTGTCATCGTGCGCGGCATAAAATTGATCTGCTCCATGCAGAGCTTCTGGAACCTCGGCTGCGCCTGAAGGCCCTCCGTGTCAAGCTCGACGGGGGATCCGTTCACGTCTAAAAACCAAAGGGGAGGCTCACTGTCATACTTCCTCAAGTTTGCGACTGTGGGAGTATTCGCGCCCCCGCCAACTCCGTGTCTTCGTCCACGGCACACGTCCTTGTTACAGAAGTTTACGACCGGCTGGTCGCCACACTTGTACTGGTAGTCCTTTTTCTTGACCTGCTCCGCGACAATGTTGACCTCTTTTAAGTCGAGCGGTGGATCCATAATCTTCTGGTTGTATTCCAGAATTTTTGTTTCCCAGTCGTCGGGAAACGCCTTCCTCAAGTAAACTCCGATATTGAACAGGCCGTTGTTTCTTGTGCCTTGCGGAAAGCCTTGTCTTAGCAGGGCCTGTAGGCATGGAGGCCCGTCCTTTAGGCGTTGGTCAACTTCCGGAGATTCCTTTGCCAGCAAACCCTCCAGTTGCTCCTCACTTATGGCGGCGGATTCTGCGTAATCAAGGAATTCTTCCAAGCTTGCCGCTGACCCATCATCCTTGATCGCGTATCTAAGCCCGTTTTCCTCGTCAAAATAGGGTAGGTTAAGAAAATTTCCGTTGTCGCCTCTCTCCAAGACAAGTTTTATTTGCTTGGGGAAAATCTCACAGCCGCCAAAACCAATCTCGGACGCTATCTCTTTAAGCTTAACCTGTAGTTTTTCGGCCTCGACAAACTTTGTCAGAAACAGGTACAAGTGCGCCCCACCGCTCTTGCTGCGGCAGACAACAAGTGGAAGGTCCAGTTCGGCCAACTTCCGTATAATGGCCGAGTGGTCAAGCGGGTATTGGTCAATGTCAAGTGCGCCCCACCGGCACAGATTGTCCTCGTTAATCGGGACCACGCCAATTGAGGTCTCCCCCTTGAGATGAGCGTCAAAAGTCTCACTGGTCCGTGGTTCGTGGACAAATTTGTATTTGCCCTTCTGCTTTCCGTTCGCGTCTTTTCCGGTCAGGTCAACAGCGCCATAGGCCCTGTTTAGGCCACGGAAGAGGCTTGCAAATCTTTCAATGTTTTTTTTCATAAAAAACGGGGAGGCCGAAGCCTCCCCACTCAATACTAAAACGGTACGTCTTCGTCGGAGGACGTCTTGTCCTCCTCACGCACGTGTTGGACATTAACCTTACCCGCTTGGATACTCTCCGCGAACAACTTAGCCTCTTGGTAGAGTTCGGGGTCTGAAACAGGCTCCAGCTTGCTGATTTGCCAGCCGTGCCACGAACCGTTCTTGTTCTCCTCTGAGACGGTCTCCAACTTCCAGATGTGTCCGAAGCGCGGGGGTGTGAACATCGAGCCGGAACTGTCTTTCATCTTCAAGGCCCGCATTGCGGAATTCCACTGCTTCGACTTTTTGTACTGCGTCGATTTCATGGGCAGGAGGGCTTGCTGAGTGGTTCCGTCCTCATCCAGGATCAGGACGTAATGCTGGGCGGTCCTCTCCAGATAGCGGCCATTTCCGTCAACGACGTAGTCCTTGTTGTCGTCGCCCCGCTCCGTCTTGGGGATTTCGTCACCACTCGCGTAGATTGCGAAGGGTGCTCCAGTCCCCTGACCCCGGGGCTCCCATTCAATGTACTGGAGGTTGTACGCGCAATTAACTACGAGAACCCCAGTGGCCCCCTTGGTCACGTCTTTAGTGACCGTGTTGAAGATGTCTCCCGCCTTGGCATTGTCCAAGTCGTCCACCTCGTCAGACATTTTTTGCAAAATTTTAAGGAAGGGGATGGCAAGATCCTCCGTCCCAAGATCGTTGACACCCGTGCCCGCGTCGGCTGCAAACATGTCGGGGTCCAAGACAACAACATCGTTGTCCTTCTTCTTCGCCACAGCAGTTTTTGCCATGTTACTTGCTCCTCTTTATGGTTGCTCTCTGTGAGATGAAAGCGCCGAATAAATCTAGCGGGACGGCGTCGCCCGCTTCCACACGTTCCCTTAGCCAAGCCTTTAATGTCATGGACTCAACCTTCTCCAGTTGATTGGGCGTGTATCCCTTCTGGCTGCAAAGACCCACAAAGTCCTTTGCATCCTCGTCCTCTCCACGGCCAAAGGTGACCGTCACGTTGTTCTTAACGAGGTCCCCGAAATCGTGGTCCCTGAGCCACTGGAAGGCTTCCTCTTTTCTGGAGGACGGAATGGAAGCCGAGTAGATCGGTTTTATGGCAATCTCGGAGCCATCCACCAAAGTGAACTTCTGCAAGCCCATCTCCTCAAGGGCCTCCGGCAAACGTTCGTCCGTAATTTTATGAAGCGCGGACTGGGTCTCCTTGCGCAGGACCTCCAGTTCGGCTATCTTATTTTCTAAGTTAGCCGCCTCGTTCGCCAACCTTGAAACGGCATCAAGCTTGCCGTCGTCAAGACTGTCCATGTCGTCACTACGGTTTCCCGCATCTTGAGACATCTCTTGCAATAAGTCGTTCATATTGTCTCCTGTTTCTTGTTTCTTTAATCGGCGGTTGACTTAACCGTCACCACCCCTTATATGGGGGTTGTCTTTCAATTGCAAGAGAAATCCGACATGACACCCTACGATTTCAAAACTTCACCCTACGCGCACCAACGGGACGCTTTCTCGGAGAGCGTGACCAAAGAGAATTTTGCGCTTCTGATGGATATGGGGACGGGGAAAACAAAAGTCTGCATAGACACAATTGCGTCACGTTTTGAGTGCGGAGCAATTAACTTTGCCCTGATTGTCGCCCCCAAGGGCGTCATTGCAAACTGGAAGGGAGAGATTGAGGCACACCTCCCAGACAGGATAGAGCGGGAAATTGTTTTGTGGAACCCCAATTTAACCAAGGCCAAAAGGCAGGAACTGTTAGACCTTTATGATGCTGGGGGGAAGTTAAAATTTTTGCTAATGAATGTTGAATCCTTCAGCACCAAGAAGGGCGTGGAGGTTGCAGAGTTTTTCGTTAAAAAGTTTAATGTTTTGATGGCGGTGGACGAGAGCACAACAATAAAAAACCGACAAGCGAAGCGCACAAAAGCAATTTGTGACGTGGGCCGTGATGCTCGGATGCGGCGCATTTTGACCGGATCTCCCGTGACAAAATCTCCTATGGATCTCTACAGCCAAATGGATTTTTTAAGCCCTAAGATACTGGGCTTCAAATCTTACTACGCCTTTCAAAATCGTTATGCCGTGGTCCAGCGTAGGACAATGGGCTCTCATTCGTTTAATCACATAGTGGGCTTCCGGCGTTTGGATGAGCTAACGGAGAAACTGCACGATAGTTCCTATCGCGTGAGGAAGGAAGATTGCCTCGATCTCCCCGACAAGGTGTACATGAAGCGTGAGGTGGCGCTAACGAAGGAGCAGGTTGACGCGTACAATCAGATGAAGCATCTGGCGCTGGCCCGTCTTGAAAGTGGGGAATTGGCGACTACCCAGAATGCCCTCACCCAAATAATGAGACTACAACAGATTTGCCTTGGTCACCTCAAGGACGACAATGACGTGACGCATGAGATTAAGTCTAATCGGATTGACGCACTCATGGAGATTTGTGACGAAATTCAGGGATCGGTAATCATATGGGCGACATGGACCCGGGACATTCGCCTGATTACCAAGGCCCTGCAAGACCGCTTCGGCGTACAGGCGGTCGAATCGCTCTACGGTGGAACCCCTGACCCTGATCGCCAACGGATCGTGGAAACATTTCAGGATCCGGCGTCAAAGTTACGTTTCATCGTAGGGCACCCTAAAACCGGCGGTTACGGCCTTACCCTGACTGCCGCAAACACGGTCATATACTTCAGTAATGGGTATGACCTT